TACTACATTAAAAGTATTCACATACTTTTTTCCATCATGAGATCCACAATCACCCCAACATTTCTTTAATTGTGATTGTTTAATCATCACAATTTTTCCAGGATTGAATAGTTGGTTTTTAAATATCAATTCATTTATGTGTTTATATTCTGTTATAAGATCTTCTATTGAAGGTTTATACTTTCTTTTTTCCAATGCTATATTTAGATTCTAACTTCCATTCATTTTTCTGAGAATATGAAATTACTTTTATTTTAGAGTATTCACAGAAAACTTTCATGGTTTCAGGGAAGATATATCTATCTCCTTTTTTCTCTAATCCTACAATGGTACATAGTCCCCATTCATGCAACAGTCTAGCTATAGAATTTCTTCTGCCGATATCTTCTTCATCTAATGTTGTATCTCTTCCATCTAAAGCAAAAAGTTCTTTAAAATGAACTATATAATATTTTCCTTTTTTGTGAAGAATATGACAACTTTGAAATAGTTTCTTATCCTTATTTGAAGCAACTCCAATTCTAGTTAATGTTTCTTTTATCTTTAAGAATGCATCTTCTGATGGTAACTTTATTTCAATAAAATTTTCAATCATTTGTAATTCCACCTTCTTTTAAAAAAACTTCAATTTCTTTCAAAATATCGTCAGAAATAAAAGGTAAAATCTCTTTGGCTTTTTTTGTAGATATTCCGTAATATTCTTTTACTAATTCTACTTCCTTTGGTAAGGAATATTTTAACCAGGGAGAAAATCTTTTTCTTTTTCTGACAGAATATATATAATATTTATATTGAAATAAATTTTTGGTGTCAGGATATTGATTGATTAAATTAGCAGTCAGAACTGTATCAGGATATAAAGAATATAACCTATTGATAATAAATGGAACATAATCTGATTCGTTATATTCGTTGATCAGGTCTTCGTCTTTTTCTATATTAATAGATTTACAAATCTCACTTAATGTTGGCATGATTCCACCCTAAAAATAATAGTTTCCATTTATAACAAAGAAGACCATTTTTATGAATCTGATTAATTATCCTTTGAATACACACTCCGCCATAATTTCAATAAACATTGCTGTCATATTTAATTCATGATCAGAAACAAATGCAGACTTATAAGCATAGTTCGATAATATCAAAATAGCATGAGGAATAGAAGAAGGTTCCATTACTTTTTCTAATGAATCGAATACAACACGTACAATATTATTGGGATCTTTATCTAGATTTTCATTTACCCAGGTTCTCATTGAGTTGAAATTTTTATTTTTCAATGCAGTTATTAAATCTTCAATAGAAACATCAATAAAATCTGATAATATACCAATATCAAGTTTACCATTCTGTATTACATATCGTTGTACTTCTGAAATAGTTTTACGAAAATCTGGATAAAATTTCTTGATCAGTTCTGCTAATACTTTTTCATTGTATTCAACCTGTTCTTTTTGAAGAATAGATTCCAATCTCTTCAACATTGCAACAGCTAGTTTAACTCTTTGATTTGAAGGAATGTGGAATTCAAAAACAGTACACCTAGAAATAAGAGGTTCAATGATTTTTCTTTTGTAATTACATGTTAAAATAAATCTACAATTATTAGAAAATTCTTCCATGAAACTTCTCATGGCAGGCTGAGTACTTTGACTATTTAAATTATCGGCTTCATCAATAATAACTACTTTTAATCCCCCTGATAATGAAACTGTACTAGCAAAATTTTTGATCTTATTTCGTAATACATCAATACCAGATTCGTCTGAACCATTGATCATTATATAATCACAATTTAATTCATTGCATAATGCTTTAGCAATAGTAGTCTTACCAACACCAGGAGTACCAGTAAGAATCATGTTCGGAACATCTTTTAATGCTACAAATTTAGAAAATGATTTTTTAAGATCAATTGGAAGAATACATTCATCAATAGTCTGTGGTCTGTATTTTTCAGACCACACAGTATGTTCAAATTTCATAACAAAATCTCCAATCTAGATATTATAATCAAAATGAAGAATCAGATTCTACTGCAATATAATATTTAAGACCCTTGTTTGTTTTAGATTCAAAGAGTGAAATTCCCCTAGAACTTAGAAATACTTCATAATCTCCAGGAATTAGTTTCATATTTGTGTTCTTGATATAAGCAACAAAGGTTTCATTCGTTTCTCCTTCTACATCAAAGGATGCAGAATTTGAGGTAGGATCGTTTTTGTCTAAGACTGTAACTTTGATTTTTCTATCAGAAGAACTAAACATAATATCTTCAACAGATAAAACACCACATGCTTTATTTACATCCTTTAACGTATCTGACGACAAATTAAATTGAATATCAGCTTGTGCAATATTAATTCGTTTAGTTGCAGGGGTTACGATTCTAGCTGGATCAGTATATACATACTTAATTGAATTTCCATTTTGACTATAGATTTCTAGATAATTTTCAAAAAATTCTACTTCAGGATTGATACACAATGACAAACAACCAAGAAACTTTCTGAGGTCATAGATACCAAAAGTCTTATCAAAATTAGTGGGAACAATTGCTTCTGCTAAAATAGTTTTAGACTCTGGCATTGTTCTCAATTCATTCCCGGCATTAATAACAATTGAATTATTAATACCAGAAAAAGAATTTAAAACAGTTAAAGTATAATCATCAAGTTTAACTTTCATTATAAAAATTCTCCTGTTTTTATATTATATCACACATACCCTAAAAAAGGAACTTATTTTCTAATAAGTGAGGATATTTTTTTTCAACAAAATTCTTAGGAATTTTTCTCCAAGGAAGCCTCTTCTGAAATACATATTCCAGCAAGAATTTTGCTTCATCGACATGTAAAGCTTGTAACAGTTGTACTAACTTAGCTTTCTTCCGATTGATATCAATGGTAGTAAATTGTTCAGTATAGATATAAAGCTTTCTTGCTTCTCTATCTAATTTCGTATCAACGATACCTACTTTACCAGGATTAGGTTTCCATTTAATATCTGAATAGTCAGGGAAAGTAATGTTTTCATTAAATACTAAGGCTAAAATAACTTCTACAGAAGTTCTCATATTTTCTGAGAGGAATCTTTCTCGTCCCTCTTGATATTCATATGTCGAAGCTTCTTCAAGGATTGTAATAGGTGATTTCTTATAAGTTCTCATTTAAAATTCTCCATACATTAATAATAATAGTTTCAATGAATGTTCTGTTAAATAATTGAAAGCTTTTTCATGATTGCCTAATATTGGTTCATGATAGACTTCTATTATTTTATGTTCAAGATTTTTAGGAATTTCATCAAAGTCAATTAATTTTTTATTCCTTAACCAATTTTCATATGAACTATGTCCTAATTTATTTAGGTCAAAATTCTCTAATATATTCTTAGTTATTTTACGTTGTCTTTTATTTTCGCATACGAAAGTATCATCGTCTGATAATATATTAGGTATACCATCAGATACATCCCCTTTAATGATTTTGGTTAATAAAAAATTAACAGGATCTCCTTCTTGTAAGAACTTCCTAACAAGAGGAGAGTACTGATATACATTAGGATATTTGTACAATTGTACAAAGTCTTTGTCGTTTGAGACTATTAAAATATTTTCTTTTTTGTAAAAAGTTTTTGATAATACTGCAATGATATCATCAGCTTCGCAATGGTTGATTGCAATATACTTGTAAGGAAAGTTTTCTGCAATTTCTTCCTTTATAACTTTTAAAGTTTTGAAAATATTATTCCAATTATAATCAGACTTTGCTCTAATTTTTTTTCTGTTTTCTTTGTAGAAAGGAAATATATGCTTCCTCCAATAGTCACTAGTATCATCACAAAGTACTAGTTCACCATAGTCAGCACTGAATTTTGTTTTGATAGAACGAATTGAATTTAAAATTAAATGTCGAAGAAATCCGAGATCCAATTCATCGGATTTCTTGATGTTAAATTCTTGCATTATATTAGCTATAACGATTTGATTAAGATCAATTAAAATCATGATATTATATAGTTACTATTTTTATCTCTAAAGTTGGTACTCCTGGAAGGATTCGAACCTTCAGTCTTCGGCTTAGAAGGCCGTTGCTTTATCCATTAAGCTACAGGAGCAAAGATTCAGTGGATGACTATCCGTTTGTGCTGCTATACACCCGATAGCTAGGTACTAGCCTCTTGACTAGGTTTTTGCACCATCCACTATACCTTAGTTCGTCACTAAGGATTTACTGTTACGTCTAACAGTAACTTCTTGTAACTTTCATGGTCTACCCATCCTTCAGTAGTCCAGAACCCCCAAGTTCTACGGTATGGACCACGAATAACCAATGTCCAAACATCACCTTCTAGCGATTCTACATAGTGACTAGCTTCTGCTGTTCTGAACATTATACTACCAGCTTTTCGATGAGTTGTCAACTCTCCTGGTCGTTTTTCTTTATATGATCCGCTCAATACTACAGAGACAAAATCCCATGGGTGATCATGGAAAACAGTACTATCAGGCTTAGCGAAGTTATGAATGTAAATATTAAAAAATTTAAATTTATTGAAAAGTTTCCATCTGTAGAGATACTCTTCTTCTTCTTTTGACTGAATTAGACATTTAATAATTACCTTTTCAAACAAAATTTTGTTATTCAAAATTTTTAAAATAAATTTTTTCATAGCATTACATAGTCCTGAATGTATAAAAAGCAGTTGACAATTCATCGTCTGAAAATGATCCTGCAAAATCTAGATTAGTATCAATATTAAAATTATGCAATGTCACTCTAGGAAATGCACTTGGAGTATGTCCTACAATTTGTCTGACGTTTGGAATATCACTAATCATATTCCAGTCGCACCATAAAGTACCACCTACTTCTTGAGTTATAAATCCTCTATCATTCCCAGGCTGCAACCAAGGATGTTTCAATTGTGAATGCACATCATTGATAAATGCATTTTGCATTTCTTCTAATTTAGAAATTGGATTATATACAGGCCACCACTTGCGGTTGAATCCTGCATGACTTGCTACCCAATAGATATCTTTGATTTTTGTAATATCAAAATATTTAAATTTCTTCCAATCTTCTTCTGTTAGAATTTTATTGATTCTTTTATTCTTGTCAAAGGTGAATCCACACATATTACTATGATAGTAATTACATCTATATGCAATATCATGATTGCCCATCAAGAAAGTGTATTTTGGATTGTCTAAATTAACTCTCAGCCACTTTGCCATTTCTTCTGAAGTGCAGTGACCGTCCATTCCTTCTACAAAATAATCAAAATAATCTCCTAAGAAAACCACATGGTCAAATAAAGATTCATTCTTTTTTAAGAGATTTTTAAGTTTATTTAATTTAAGATGAACGTCACCAATATATAATTTCAACATCACTCACCCTCTAAATATTCTTCATACAATGCCGCAGATTTTGCATCCATAGCGCAAAAAACTTTATACTCTTTCTCAATCAAAGGATCAAGTAATACCTCTTCTAAAGCTTCTTGAACTGATACCCAAGGATCTTCAGGATTTAATCTTGCTCCTTTTTGATATTGGTATTCCCACCCATGGGATACAATGAAGTCAATTTCAAATGTAGTTTTACTCATAAAAATTTTCTATTATTTAAAATATTTTTCTTTCAGAATTTCTTTTTGTTTTTTCCTGCTAATAGTATTCTTTAATTTCATTGGACCTGATGACGGGCGACGCATCGCCGCCCGTGCAATCAGATTTCTCACTTTATTCTTTATCACGTCACCCTTAGAATGATTGCTTCTTTGTTCATCCTTCCTGTGGTTTTCGCAGGTTTGGTGGTCAAAGAATCCATTACTTTTCTGAGATATACTTTTCCACCATTGACAACTTCATGGACTACTTCATCAGGCTTACGCAATTTCTTAGTCATACTTTGATCTTCATCAAAGTTATGTATTGTAGTTCCTTTGATAGTGAATCCTCCATCTTTGGCTACCAGCTTAGCCAAAGACCTATACTTAGTATTGTACACCCATACCTCTTTTGATCCAAGAACCTTTCTAGGATCAATAGATTTAATTTCAGTTTTTCCAATTTTAGTGCTGAGACAATATTGCAGCTTAGCTACTACTTTGTCTGGATTTACCGCACGTTTTTTACGTGGCTTCCGAGGTCTGATAGTCCTGGGAGACTTCACTTCGACCAGAAGACCGTTTACAAGATTATTTAGGAAGCTTACTATCTTCTTTTTAGTTTTACCTAGATATGCATATGCTTCTACCATTTCTTCACCAGAAGAAGAAAGTTCTGCATATAAAGATTTAAATTTTTCTTTAATATTTTTCTGATTCTCTTCGCTCACTTTGTTTGTTTTGAAAAACAAAGGAACATCAACCTCTTTTACCTTACCACTGATGATATCATCAATGATGATATCTACCTTGGATAGTAGATCATTAGTCTCTGCAAGTTTAGCTTTCTCTTTTGCAAGATCAGCTAACTTTTTCTTTTCTTGTTTCTGCTTCTCGATCTCCATTCCCTCTTTCAGGAATTTGAGACGATATTCTTGCAATTTGATTCCATGTTTAGGTACACGAGTACCTAAACACCATATCCTAGCCAGAGCACCAGCAACAGCGAAGAATGAATCATCGATATGTGAGATAGCATCTGATTCTTTAGTGTTATCTACATAATCAAGAAACCATTGCTTCTTTTGACCCGACGAGACGGCATAGGTGTAATAATGCATTGCTTCTCGTAGGTATGTGGCGAGATTTTCGTCACTGGTGACCTGGGGCGGCATAGGCTCTCTGCCGTAAAGAGCCTCTTCGACTGAGGATAGCCGATCTTCGTGTTTCGTCTTCATGTTTTTATCTTATCTTAGAAGTTGTTTGTTGTCAAGAAAATTTTGAACTTTTTTTTATCCCATTGCTAACTGCTTAACCACACTAGGTTCATGTCCGAAAGATTTATCTCCCTTGTACTTCTTAGGTACGAGAGAACTAGCTTCGGCCACACTTAGCAACGACCGAAACGACTTGATACGAATTTCAATTTTTGAAATTCTGTAAAGCAATACATCTCTTTTGGATCTGTAAACTTGCTTTACACCTGGGCTAACATCTCCAGTTTTGTTAGCTAGCTCCAAATCCAGTGCATCTACCTTACGTTGCGTGTCTCTAAGGTCTACCTTGAGTCCACGCAGCGTCGTCTGTACGATGCGTCGGTAATTCCGCAGTACATTCCGATTACTCATGTTGATCTCCTTTGTGCATAATTTGTTGGTGCATGGTCTAGGATTCGAACCTAGGTAGGGTAGTACCCGGCAGATTTACAGTCTGCTGTCGTTGGCCGCTTGACTAACCATGCTTACCTGTCTCTCACAACACAACCAGTATAGCAAGCGACTAGAGACAAGTCAACAACTTTTTTTCCTTTGTTTTCAACAACTTACAAACTTACCGTTTAGAATCAACAACTTACAGACAGAAAAAAAAGTTGAAATTTTTTTCTTCTTTAGAATCAACAACTTAGCAACTTGATCCTTTAGAATCAACAACTTACAGGACTTGCATCTGCTAGATCGGTATTGTATACTAGGTACATATGAAACGAGACAAGAGCAAATTACGCCACGATCTGCTCAAGAAAATGATAAAGTGGGTAGAGAAGAATCACAATGTACATGTAGTCATCTTCGAAGATGATCCTGGTACGTGGTGTACCGAAGATATCCTAGTTAATGGACAAGTTACATTAGCTAAGAACAAATCGTACATCGT